CCAATAGGTGAAACAGCACCAACACCTTGATTAATCGATCCACTAGTAGCACCAGAAAATGATCCCAAATTAGTGTTCCAAGATAAAGTAACTGGAGCACCAGGATCAATCATTGTGTCAGGTGAATCATCATTCGCTCTGAAGTATGTGATAGTTGTAGGAACAGTGCCATAAATTCTAATTCTAGAAACAGCATATCTATCACCAGCATTCTGGTTATTTGCAAAAACACCACCAGCACCTTGGAATTCAGGTGAGTTTGCTGTACAGAACAGTTGCCAGAGAAAATTTCCTCTATTAGAAGCAGGAATATTATATTGTCGTGTAATCCATCCAGCACCACCTTCCACACCTGGATATGGACCGTATCCACTTCCACCAGCAACTAATTGTGTTGTACTATTGTCGCCACCAGTGGTACATTTAAACTTAAGACCTTCATTGGAATTGTTTGGTCTTTCTCCACCATTAAAATCATCACCTGTAATCAGATCGATGATCAAATAATCCATGTTGGTGGTATTCAATGCAAACTGCGCTATCCTATTTTGCACAAACAAAGTAGAATTGAAAGTACCAAAACTTATATGTTTTGTACCAATATTATTTTGGAATCCACCAAGTTCACCAGTTCCGCAAGAACCAGAGACACCAAAACAACTATTATAAATGGCACAACCATTTAGATAATCATTAACTCCAGTAAAGTCAAGTCCTGCACTTCCTGGTCTTAAGTCGTAAATTAAATCTGCCATGGTTAAAATTTAATAATATACTCTACTAAAATGAAAGGTTGAATTGATTCTGGCAGTTCATCAATTGTTTTTGTTTGTACAGTTAAAGTTGTTTGCAAATTATCTGCTGCGACATTAAATGTAGGGAATTGAAACACGTAATTTTGATCATAATCAGTTGTTGATGGCCAACTAATACCATGTAAGTGATTTGATGCAGCATCATTAGTAGGATTACCAGATCCTATAATACTATTACCTGCGAAAGGTGTTAAATCAGTTCCACTTTTACCCTCAGCACCAACTTTAAAGTTACCTGTATAGTTCAACACTTTTGCATTAGTGTTATGACCATGTGCCTGAAAAGAAGATGAATCTAAAAATGCTGCTCCAGTTTCTCTATCTTCATTTGGTGGTTTAAATTTTGCATTTCCCTGTAATTCAACATCAGATTGACCAACAACAGTGAAGTTTCCACTATATCCAATAGTAAAAGTATTTGATTGTGCAGATACTAGAACTTCAGCACCAACTCTAATATCACCACTATTATTTTCTGTGACAGTTTGAGCAAGAACCGTGCTCTGATAAGTACCAGATGCTAAACCAGGAGAAAGAAACTTAGCACCAACATCAGGTACTTGAAATTGCGTTGCACTTAATTCAATTTCTGGTTTTTTAAACTTACAAGCACTACCAACACCCAAAACTGCTGCCAATTCTGGGTAGTCACCAGCATCATATATTTTACCATCGCAGCGTAAAAATCCACCAGGAATTTTTTTCCTCCAAACTGGATCCAACGGGTCGCCTTGGAGAGGCAAATCACTAGTAAAAATTTGGATTGCTCCCACAACCCCACCATATTTTCCTCGTTCTCTTGCGTAATTTGCCATTAGTATGCTCTAATTAAATATAAACAGATTAGATTAGGTGTTGGAACAGATACATCTAGACGGAATGCCTTATCGATATTCTGTGGTGTAACATTTGAAATAGCAGTTACATTGACAGTGCTAGGAATTCTTAAATTTGATTTATCAAAAGTAGTCTCAAATGGTTCATGATTATGTGGTTGAATAACTGCTTGCTGACCAGCAATTGTCGCATTTTGGTTGAAACTAATAGCATTGCTATCAAACATTGCTTTAGTATAAGTCTGTGTGTCACCACTATTGGCACCACCATTGTCAAAGTTTCTGTTGGCAACAGTTGTTGTACCACCACCAGGAGTATATGCTAATGTATCTCCTGCTTGAAACTCCTCATCCATTGTATTACTACTAGTGGTGTTTGGAACTTGATATGGACCGAACCAGTTAGAAATTGGAGATCCAACAACATTCACTGGTTTTAGGTTAAATGTTGGTCCTTCACCCTGAACATTAGCAACCACGACACCTGGAGCACCACCACCAAATCCTTGGTCATTTGTATACTGAATAGTCAACTGTGCCTGAACCTGACCATAATCTAATTGGTCAAAGTTTGCACGAGAAATACGATAGTTAATCTCACCCCATGCAGCAACACCTTTTCCTGGTCTCGTTCCCGAAGAGGGAAGATACATGGTGTCAAATGTAGTTGGGTGACTATGAATCAAAATATGTCTCCTACCCAACTTTCGATGAGACATGTATACTGTCTTTGATCCAAAAGTTTCATTCAAATTAGCGCCAGTTAGTTTTCCATTGAAGTCACTCTCTGGTGTATATGCAAAATTAACATCAGTATATGCATCATAATCATCACCAACACCATTATCGATGTCAGTTCCAAGAAAGTTTGCTCCATTTACTGGATCAACTAAGGCAGCGAGTGCTTCAGTTGTATCAATACTATTACTATTATCAAAATATGAAGAGTCAAGATCGACCAGTGCTCTTTGATTAATATTAGGAAGAGCAATTGATCCACTATAATTTGGAAATACTCCTCCTAAAGTTGTACCGCCATAGTTATCTCCAATTACCTGTGTAAGTAATGGGAAATCGTCTGCTTCTAGTGTCTGACCATTGCAAATTAACCATCCAGCGGGGATGCCTGTCAAGTCGCCGCCCCATGGCATGATGGTGCCAATGGCGGCGGCTTTCATTGTCTTAAGTGTTCCGTAAGTTGCCATCTGTTTAAATTAAATTTCCATTAACCACCAACCGCGTAGGTTGCTTGGAACGCCTGTGGCGCTTCCGTCTGCATTTGTTGCTCCAGAATATACCAGACCGAACGATGCATTAGGTGTCGTAACAATTAGTTCACCACCACCAAAGTTATTGAAGTCAACGCTACCAATACTTAGGTTAGTATTAGTTGAGTCTCCTGCGACAGGAATACCGTCAGGTGCTCTAATAATCATTCTGACATTATAGGTCAAAGCGCCACCAATATCAACAAATCGGATCATGTCTCCAGTTTTTGCGCTCGGGGGCAATTTAAGAACAAGGTCAGAAGATGCTTTAGTAAAGTAGTTAACATTAGCAGTCAATACTCCACCATCACCAGATACTGTAGACTGATAAACCCACTTTCTACCACCAGTCTGACTGATGTAGTCTGTGATTCCACCAAGGTCAATTCCACCATCATTATTTACCTTGAATCTTGTGGTGGATCCATCGTTAACAGTGAGGTCGCCACCGTTAAGTTGAATATCACCAGCGAACAGATTAGTTCCTGTTCCCTCAGTTTCAATAACACCTGCAATAGTTAAGTTACCATTACCATTAATGAATTCAAGTTGCTTGGTAGTGCCAGCATTATTAAAGATGTCAAGGTTGCCACCTTTCATGGTAACATTACCTAAGTCACCATCAACTGTAAACTCTTGGAAGTTAGCACCGACACTTAGATCACCAAGGATTCTAGTGTCGCCATCAGAACTGTCAACATCAAATACAGTAATAGGAGAAGAAGCACCATTTGTAATGGTGAACATCTTATCATTGTTTGATGTACTACCAGTTAAGGTAATATCATTTCTAACTTCAGTTGGACCTTCAATTGTCGTTTGACCTGTAGTAGAGAGAACCTCGAATACAGTAAAGGCAGTTGGTTCAGCACCATCATTAATTCTTAAACCTTGAATATTCGATGCATCGGTACTAATACCACTTACATTGAATAGTTCCCCATCATTTAGTCTAATAATATCATTGATCTTGATACTACCACCAAACTCAGCAGTTGTAATCGATACCGAATCTCCTTGACTACCAGCAGTAGCAATTGCTTGAGTTAGATAACTTACATTGTTCTGCTTAAGAAGTTTGACAACCTTACAGTTGTCAGGATGATCGGTACGGAGTGTAGTTCCTTCCTGTGCTCTTTCAACCTCAACTCTATAACCCTCAGAATCATTAGCATTGCTAGCATTAATAAGAGTTACAACTTTAACGATTTCAGAGTTTGCTTGGTTACTACCACCAGTAGTATCTCCTCTATCAATTAGAAGGAAATCACCGATAGCAATATCAGTAATACCAATTGCCTCATTAAGAGGTAAGTAGTAAGTGTTAGTTCCTTCTTGGAAGGTTGTGCCACCCCATAGAGCATTACCTTGAGAGTCAATTGTCTTACCAATTTCTGTTCTTCTGTAGATATCAATGTTGAGATCATCAGTTGCACCTACTGCATGAGAAGAAGTAGATGTACTAAAGATACCTCTAGTTGCAGTGATGATGCCAACAGACAGACCACCATTTAGTGTGATGTTTCCATCAACTC